GCCATATTCGGTTAAATATTCATGGAATTCACTCCATTCACGAGATTGAGCATTAATACCTACCAAGCATTCTGTAGTACGCCAGTGTTTCCTCATTATTTGAGGAATACCCGCTAATACACGTCTAGAAGCAACAAAATTGGCAAAAGAACTACCATAAAATTTCCTAACTTTAGTGTTAGCTTTCTTAATAGGAAGAAGTTCATTAACCTTGCTATTAGCTTTATATATGGTTTCTGATCTTAATCTTTCACTCCAACATTTTAATGTCCGATCAACTTCGGATTGAATATCATATTGTTCATCAAATTCTCGAGGAACTTTAACTAACGATTCATCTAAAGGATCTTTCTTTAAACATTGTTTCTTAGATTTCATTATTGGGAAACCAGCGGAAGTACTATTAGGAATACCTCCTAAACCAAATTTACCGATCCCATCCATAGCCTCTTCTTGCGTATAAATACGCATGATATCTGGCAATTCAGGATCATCTTTCAATACTGAAAGAGTATGTTCTTCATAATCTTTAATTGCTTTTAAAAGAATATCACCTTCATAATGTTGAACTGGATTAGTTAACTTATTTAAAGTTGACATACTTTTTGAAACATCATTTGGATCACGAGGTGGTTTATGACGCTTCTCGCCAAAATTTTCTACAATACCCTTAAAAGGTGTTGGCATATAAGGTGTACGTTGATTAGATGTCATATCCATACCATCTTTCTTGACTTTACCTAAAAAGGTAACAATAGTTTTATCTTGATTACCATCTTCTCTTAAATAAAGAGGTTTGGCATCTACAACGGTATATGGTAAACCATAAGTATCAACATTCACATTATCCGCAGAATGTACAACTAGAGTAGGACTAGTTTCTTTCAATTTAGCAAGAGCTTTCTGAATATGAGATCGTAATACTACGGTACTCCATCCAGTATAAGAATTTGTAAAACCTGCAACATGATAACCATAAATAATGGCTTTTTCAGCATCAACTAATAATCCACCACAAAGACCGCAAAATCCTTTAAATTGAGTCTCATAAGCAAGACCTTCACCTTTTGTTATATTAAACATAGTGAATTGTTGTTTTACACCCCAAAATTTTCCGGGGTGCTCAATCATACCTGCATAATGAACATCCTGTTCATTAGGTCTTGAAGGATGCTTAGAAATTTTTACTTCATTATCCGGAGATTTCCACATTAATACTGTTGAACGATTGTAAAAAGTTGGATATTCATCAGCAAAATACTTTGAAAAATCTCTACTCGCTGGACAAGATGCTAAATGGATAAATGCTTGATCATGTTCACGATCAATATATACATATTCTTCTGTCAAATTTTGATCCTTCGTTTTAGCACTAGGAACTCCAGGTGTTGTTGAAGTCTCAATAGAGAAGGGATATGTAAAAGGTACAGCATGTGATGGAATCATGATAACATTAGAAGCTACCATAATACCATTTACAGTATTATAAGTTTCACCTTTAGATTTTGTTACAACAACTCTAAGAGATCGTGCAATCATATCTTGCAAATCTTTACTAGTTGTAGTTCTTGATGTAGGACTTTCTCTGGGGGGTAATCTTGAATAACCCTCTTTATAATTCCGTTCATCTTGAGTTTGATAAACATATTCGCCTTTTTTAGGAGAATCTAAAGCGGTAGAAAAATAATCTGTAACCTTATCGAGATAGGTTGATTTATCTTGAGTCTTTAATAAAGGTTTTAAAGCTTTATAAAATCCATATGCCAGAAAAATTCCTGCACTAATGGCAAAATATTTCTTAGCATTATTTTCCAAATGGGTGGACATATC